CGTGGTCGGCTCCGTGGTCACGGCGCTGCGCAGCGCCGCGAGCGACTCCAGCTCGGCCGCCTCCTCGGAGGTCAGCTTCTCCTGGGCGGACAGCTCCGCACCGCGCGTGTGGACGCGGGCCAGCTCCGCACCGAGGGCGGCGTCGTCGAGAGCTGCAAGCTCTTCGGGGGTCATTGGGTTCTCCCTGGTCTGCAAGGGGGTCTCGGACGGTGTCATCACGTCGGACCGGCCCGCAGCCAGGCGCCCTACCGGGCCAGGATACAGCGACACCCCCTGGGGTCCGAGGACTTCCAGGGGGCACCGAGCTGTTCACCGAAGGCGAGTTTACGCCTTCTTCACCGGCTCCCAGCCCACCGTGCCGCCGCCGTGCGTCGCCAGGTACATGCGCGCCTCGGTGTCGGTGGGGAACTTCTTCGTGGTCCCGTCGTTGGCCTTGGCCACGAACTGTCCCGTGGACCCGCCGGTCCTTCCGCAGCACCCCATATCTATTCCCCCTGGTTCCGCGCGATGGCCGCGTTCGCCCAGAACACGACCTCTTCCAGCTTGGTCAGGGCCAGGGACTGCTCCCGGCTCCGGGGCACTTCCTCGTCGATGAACTGGGCCAGCCCCAGGGCCCCGCTCCGAACCCCGTCCATGATCTCCAGCCACTCCGGACTGACGGAATGGCTCCGGAACCGGTCCTGGATCTCCTGTTGTGCCATGTCAGATCGCCTCCCACTCGGACCGTGCCCACGCTGCGCGCGCGCCGGCCCCCTTGTCGTCGTCCGTCGCCTCGATCGTAGGCGGTTCCACCTTGAACGTGGCGATCAGGCATTGCTGACCGCCCTTCTCGATCGAGAACGACACCTTGCGCACCACCGGGAACCCAGGAACGTTGACCGCACAAATAGCGATCAGCTCCAGGCTCCCACCGACGGGACGGCAGTCCACGGAGATGTCGAGATCCGCGAGCTGTTGAACCTTGACCGGGTCCGCGTACGGCAGCACGTAGCCCGCAACCCAGAGCCCGTACTCGTCCTCACCCACGTTGACCTTGGCCACCGCTGTGCTGACGTCGTCGTAGTGCGCCATGGCCGGGACCATGCCAAGTTTCGTGTCGGCATGACCGCCACCGACGGACAGCACACCGACCGGGATCGTCTCGCCGGTGGAAGTCGTGACGGTCTTCCGCAGGAAGTGGGCGTAGTTGGTGACCGAGGACGGCATGGTGGTGCAGCCCGGCATCCCCACATGGCACTCGTCCCAGGGAGCGGCGTACCCGAAGACGCGGTTGCCCTCGACTGTGATGGGAGTGATCTCCGACGGGCGCGCGAACCACTCCAGTGGCGGCTGGAACTCCGGCGCACCTGCCGCCAGGACCGACGCAGGTGCGGGCTCGGGGTCCGCTATCGGTACCTCGTCCTCCAGCTCGATCGAAACCTCGGCGAAGGCGGGGATCGCCACCAGTGTCGCGCCGGCCACCCGGGCAGAGGTGATGACGACCCGGTCGGAGTCGTCGACCACATACTCAAGGTCGTCGAGATCCATGGACGGGCCGATCACTCCCGCCTCGATGAGCTGCTGCGCCTCGGACGCCTCCGGCACGTCGAGCATGGTCCCGGTGACGGAGACCGTGTCCTGCCCGAAGGTGATGGTCTCGAACCTGCCGACCACCACTGATCCCGCGTGCCCGTCGCTGGACTGGCGCTGCCAGCTCATCGGGAGCGGGAGATCGCGGGAGGTCAGTCCTCCCGGAGTGATGATTCTGCCATCGCCAGTCGGCGTACCGAGGCGCCCGATGACGCTCCTGAACCTGCGAGCCATTACGGCCACCTCCGATGGCACTTGCAGCGGCACGGTGCCGCGCAGAACTTGCACTGCGCCGGGATCTTGTCCCCGGCCGCTCCCTTGTCGCCCGCGCAGTAGCCATGGTCACCATGCAGGCACGCGGTCGACAAGTACCGGTGTCGGCGTACGAACCGGACCCAGGTCATTCGTCAGCGATCCGTTTGTGATGAACATCCCGTGTCAACCGGGCCAGACGCTCGTACTTCTCTTCCGTGCTGTGTCCGTCCCAAGCGGCATCTGTGGGTTTAGTGCGCCGCACATGATTGAACATCCCCTGATCCGCCTGCCCCACGTGCCAGCTCATCTGGCCCTGCGGCGTCTCCACCATGACCACGGCCCAGTCGGGTTCCGCAGGATCGGTGTACCCCATGTGGGAGGGATACTGGGCCGCCAGGAACGCCACCAGCCGGTTGCGCTCTCGGTACACGTCGTCGCTCATGATCTCCCCATCTGTCGGTCCGTCCAGTCGAGCCGTTCCCCGTCCACCAGGTACGCGGCCGAACAACGACAATTGATCACAGTGGCCGCCGGGCCCCGGGGATCACCGGGGAACTGGAGCCGGGCCCCGCCCACGACGAAGGGTTCCTCGATCAAGGTGCTCTGGCCGTCGGCGGCCCGGTGCGCGGGGCGCGTCCTTTCATCCCGAGTGCTGACCCACACCTTGCGGGGCGCGAGGTCCCCGCGCTCACGCGCCGCCTCCAACGCGCCGAAGTAGGCGCCCGCCTGGACCGCGCCCTGGACCTCGGTGCGCGCCACGACCACGGCCCGGTTGGGCCAGTACTCCGAGCCGCTCGCGGTGAGCACGGTACGTACCCGAGCGCTGATCTCCGGAATGCCCTCGCTGCGCGCGAGGCCGGCCTCGATCTCGCGCACCACGAGCGAGTAGACCTCGTCGGGCACACGCCGCAGCCGGTTGCCGACCTCGTTCAGGTACGCCGCTGCCTCCCGGTCGGTCACCGCCTCGTCCTCGGGCGCGCCGGCGAGACGGTTGCGCACGCGGGCCAGGAGGCCCGAGGCGACCGGCATCACCTCTGAGTCCATGAGCACGCCCCAGTAGGCCGTGTGACCGCCCAATGCCTGCGGTGCCGGGGGCCCGTCGGCGGGCAGTACCCGGGGGCGCACGCGGTCCATCCACCGGGTCAGCGACCGGAACCACGCCCTCCGCATGCGGTCCTCCCCCTGGATGACGAGGGGATCGTCATCGGGCGGCGTCGACACGGAGCACCTCCTGAAGACGTGCGGCCAGGAGCGGGCGGCTGTGCGGCTGGCGCGTCTCGATGCACCGGCCCACGTAGTCACGCAGCGCCCGGGACAGCCCTTCCCGGTCGAGCCCGAACGCATCGGCCACGGGGTCGGTGAACTGGAACGAGCCGGCCATCAGCTCATCGGCCCGGCCCTCGGCCGGGATGAACGTGTGCAGCTCGAACTTGGGCAGATCCCGCACGGCAGGATTGCCCCGGTACTCCCGGTTGAGCAGGCGCCCGCCCGCGCGCGAGAGGGCGTCGTACACCACCAGCTCGGCAGCCGCCGTGAGCCCGGCGTCCGGCTCGGCCTGCCGTTCCGGGATCGCGCGCGGGGCCGCCTCCGGCGCCGCCTCGGGCTGCACCACGGCCCCGGGTCCGGTGGGCACCGACGGCTCGAAGCCCAGCTCAGCCGCCACCGACGGGTTCTCCAGGAGTGTCGGAGCGCCCGTCACCAGGATGCGTGCGAGCTGCTTGCGCTCCTCGTTCTCGGTCGGGATCGCGTCGTCGGGGATGCCGAACTTGGCGCGCGTGTAGTCGGCGCTGATGAGGTTCTCGCCCCAGAGCCACTTGGTGTCTTCGGAGTCGTCCGGCCGGGCGATGACCTCGCTGACGTCCCAGTTGAGGAGATAGCGTTCCGGGTTCGCCACGCCCATGGCGGCCAGGGTCTCCTGGAAGTACTCGGAGACCAGGATCATGCCCAGCTTGAGGAGCAGCGGCTCCAGGTGGATCTTGTAGGTGCCCTCTTCGATCTGCCAGGCGGACCAGTGGTTCGCGTCGGACATCTGCCCCAGCGCGATCTCGCGGGGCATGTCCAGGGTGCGGCCCAGCCGGGTGAAGGCGTTCTCACGCAGCTCCGGCACCGTGCCGTCGAGCTGGGTCGAGAGGTCGACGTGGCCGTTGGCCAGGGCCGAGATCAGCTCGGCGGGCACCTGCGCCATCAGCGGGACCTGGGCGGCGGCGGTGCCCGGGTTGGCCATGGACGCCTCGGCCGCCTCCATCAGCAGCCGCATGAACGAGGTGGCGTCTGCCTGCTCACCCTCAGCGGTGGGGAACTCCAGCTCCTGGGGCAGGAAGAACAGGCCGTTGCCCGCGATGCGCGAGTCCAGGCGCGCCGCGATGTTCTGCGACGCCTTCTCGATCTCGGCACAGATCGGGATCGCCGCCCGCATCGCACAGTCGGCGTGGGTCTGCTCGTCCGGGTGCGGTTCCCAGGCGCGCAGCACCCGGTCCCTAGTCCCGAACTTGGTCCACGCCCCGGTCAGCGGGTCCTTGTACGACCACGAACCCCCCTGCATCCGCAGGGAGTTGCGGGTGACCGCCTCCCACCGGTCCGCCTTCCCGGTGCCCTGGGGCAGGATCAGGATGTAGCTCTCGCCGCAGACCTGGGACTGGAGCGTGATCAGGGACAGCAGCCGGGGGAGGTTGCGCGGTCCGCCCAGCACCGTGGCGGCTGCCGCCTGGACCCGGGGATCGTCGGTGGGGCCTGCGGTCTGGCCCGTCTCCGGGTCCGTCTCCACCGCCTGGAGCACCGAGCGGGACGCTGCCTTGGCCAGCCACTGGAAGGCGAACCTCAACTCTCCGATCGCGTCGTAGTAGTACCAGCCCTGCTTCTGCCACTGGACGTCCGAGGCGGAGCTGTCCCACGCCTGCCTGCCCTCGGGCCCGGTGAGCGGCAGGGCTGCGGCCAGCATGGTGCGCGCCTGCGGGGCCGGGTCCTTGTCTCGCCTGCGGAAGATCGCCACTAGTCACCGGTCCTGGCTGAGGATGCGATCACGCCTGTCACATGGGATGCGGACAGGGCCGCCATCGTCACCATGTACCACATGGTCGCATCCGTCAGCCACCATCCGGCCGCGACCAGCGCACCGGCCCAGAAGCTGACGCACCACGAGCAAAGGATCAGATAGGCAGCGAGTGATTCGGAGTCACGCCCCAGCCAGCGCATCAGGAGTTTCTCCCGGGGCCATTCGGTGATCTTGTCCTCGGTCACGAGGCGGGTGATCCGCGCTGTGGCCAGAGCGATGAGGACCAGGTCCAGCAGAGTCATGCGCTGCGCCTCCTCAGGCGGTCGAAGGGGTGACCCCCGGTGGCCCGGCCGAGCCCGGCCGCGTGCGGGGACACGACGGTGCCGCGCCCCTTCTCCCGGCGCAGGAGGTGGGTCACCGCGTGGACGAGGGCGTCGACACGGTCCGGTGACTCGTTCGGCGTCTCGTGCGGGTCCCAGGACGTTAGCTGAAGCTCAAGCCCGTCGAGCCTGCCGACGTGGAAGATCTTGCCCTGTTCGTACCGCATGGCCACCGGCTGCGCCCGCAGCACCTTGCCGTGCTGCGCCGTGACCTTGCGCAGCATGCGGTAGGGGGTCGGTACCACCGCCACCGGCTCTTCATCCTCCTCTCTCTGCATGTTGTGCTGAAGGGCTTCCCACTCCGACCGTTTCGCTTCCTCTTCCGTACGCAGCCGGAGGCGCTGCTCCGCATCGAGTTCATGGTGGTCGGCGTAGGCATCGATCAAACCGTCGCGCAGCCACTGCTTGCCGAAGTTGTCCTCGTAGACGAGCAGCGAGGCGCCGTGGTCGTACAGCGCCTTCCAGGCGGTGAGGCCGGTCTCGCGGGCACTCATCTGCCTGGACAGGTCGGCGAGTACGTACACATGCTGGTCCTCGGCGCCGCGCCCCACGACCACGATCCCGGCCTCGTCGCCGGTCCCGGTGCCGGCCGGGTCCACGCCCACCACAACGAGGTCCAGTTCCGGCGCCACATCGACATGGCGGATGTGCTTGCGCTGGACCAGCGCACCGGGCAGGTCGTCCAGGATCTCGGCGTCCAGCTCCTGGCGACCGAGCGTGGTGCCCGCGTACCGGTCCAGGACCGAGCGCCGGAAGACCGGCGCGAGGTTGTGAAGGTTGTCGTACGTGGACCCGCGCACCACGGCGAACCGCTCGTCCTTGACCGCCTCGCGGACCAGGGGCAGGGGCCGGGGCGTGGTGGTGATGCAGCCCCGGGGGTGCTCACCCAGGCGCAGGCCCATGAGGGCCATGTCCCATGTCTGCTGGAGGTAGCGCCACGCGGCCCACTCGTCCGCCCACAGGTAGTGGTGCTGGGGACCGCGCAGGCGCTCGGGCTCCTCTGCCGAGTAGCAGTACAGGGCCGACCCGTTGGGGAACTCGACCTTGCGCTTGGACGGGTGATAGACCGGCCGGAACGAGGGACGGGCGCAGGCCAGGATGCCCGACTCGCCCTCGATCATGGTGTCGCGCACGTCGGCGGCGGTGGGCCCGATGAGCGCCCCGCGTTCCAGGGTCTTCGCCTGGCGGATAACCCACTCGGCGCCGGTCCGGGTCTTGCCGAAGCCACGCCCGGCCAGCAGCAGCCAGAAGTCCCAGGCGTCGCCCGTAGGCGCGCGCTGGACCGACCGCGCATGCTCGTTGCGGCGCCCCTTGTGCGGGCGCCCGTCGCAGTCCTCGCGGTCGCACAGCCACGGGCCGCGCCCGGTCTCGCGCTCCTGCGCCAGGGACTGGAGCCCGGCCAGCAGCTCCTGTTTCTTCTCGACGGGCCAGTGCTCCCAGCCCCGGGGGAGGGCCGGGGCGGCTGTCATTCGTCCGCGCCCAGCTTCTGGAGCAGGTTCACGATCACCTCATTGATCGCTTCGGTCTTGGTGTCCTTGGGCTTGCTCAGCTCGGCGGCGAACTGGTGCGACTGCCGGGCCGCACCCATGGCGGTGCTGAACCGCATCGACGGGTCGGCGCCCTCGGGAAGCATGTCGAGATTCTTCTCCAGCCGGTCCGCGAGCTTGGTCGCCAGACGACTGTGCTGGGCCGCGATCTTGCGGGCCATGTCCTCGTACGCCTCTTCGGTCTTGAGGCTCGGCATCGAGTCCCACGCCCGTGCCCGCTCGACCCAGCCCCACTGAGCCGCCCACCGTTTCATGAGTGGTACGGATTTGGACAACACTTCAGCCACACGCCGGAGACTACGGTTCTCGCCCAGCTCCAAGTACGCCTGGAAGGCTGCGTACGCCTTACTCGACTCACCGGTCTGGCGCTCCCATGGCTTGATCCCGGCCACGTGTCACCCCTTCCCGAAAGCCGCATACACAGACACGGCGACCGCCGCCACCCCCATGGTGCCCGAGGTGACCGCCAGAGGGAAGCGGCGCCCCTCCAGATCCTTGACCCGCAGATCGAGCTTGTCCACGTCGTCATGGGTCCGGCTCTGCGCCTGGGCAACGAGGTTGATGTCCCCACGCACGGCCGCGATACCGGTGTCCATCTTGCCCGACAGGGACTCGACCGCGACCGCGAGACGGTGAAGGTCCGGGTCGCTCATTCCGTCGCCTTTTCGTAGGTGACTGCGAAGATGTCCGGCTTGCAGGGGTAGAACTCTCCCGCTACACCCTTGATGATCCAGTCTCCGGACTCGGCCCGCATGACCCCTTCGAGAGTATCGATCTCGATGATCAGCGGACCACCTGTGTAGTTCTTGTCCGGGTGTGGGACCACCCGCCCCCCGCACCAGACTGCCACCGCATCAGGGGTTGTCTGATGTGTGAGTTGTACAGCCTCGATCTCCACCGGAAGCTTCCGGTACCGGTGGACGCTCATCCCTTGTACCCCTGCGTACGGGCCCAGGTCTCCAGCCCCGTGAGGCGTTGCTCGACGGTCTTCGCTACCGGAGCCGGCGGGGTGCCCGGCGACCACGATGCGGTGTGCTTGAGCCGCTCCGAGACATGCATGCGGAACAGGTTCCCGGTGAAGTCGAACCGGCCGACCGCCCCGTAACCCTCCACCGGTCCGAGGGGATCGATCTTCCCCTCGACCGAGGTCTCCTTGTGCATGCCGCACGACTCGGCGGACCACGTGAACTCACGGCAGAAGGCGGCGTTGATCCGGACCCACGCGTCGTACTGGACCCGGGGGTAGGACTGCTTGCCGTCGCCCTTGTTCTCCGTCTCGATGCCGTACGAGACGTCGTTGCCGTCGACCGTGTTCGAGGACTTCAGCGGGGTTGGGTGGCGTTCATTCTCGTCCAGGAAGGACTCGTATGCGTTCACGGCCATGAGCCCGGCATGGTTGGCGCGCCCGGCGCTGCACAGCCAGGCGACCCCGTCACGGGCCAACCAGATGTGCGCGAGGGGTGCGGGCAGGTCACGCACCCCGTTCTTCGCGACCACGTCCAGGTCGCCGTTGCCCGCCGTGTGGTGGTTGAGGACCATGTGGACCGGCCCGAAGGTCTTACCGGTCGCCGCGTCACGGCTGCGGGTGCGCCAGCCCGGGTACTCCCGGACGGTGACGCCCTCGGCCTTCAGGATCTGTATCAGCCGGTCGGGGCTGAGGGGTTCGGCCATGATCGCTCCCGTCGTCGGACCCCAGGATATGCCACGGCCCCCTGTCCATGACAGACAGGGGGCGATGACCGACGACCCGGGGGAACCGAATCGCCTGGAGTCTAGCGGGGTGTCCACATCCCCGTGGCCGGGTCGTAGTACCAGCCGGGGGTCTGGGGCAGGTGCGCCGGGGGTCCGGAGTGGGTGATGGTCTCCCGGCGTCCGGCGATGGCGGCGGGGATCCAGACGAAGGCCCACAGCCCGCACGTCAGCAGCGTCAGAACCGCGTGCAGCGCGTGGTTGCAGGGCCTCTTCACCGTGGTCGTGTACGTCATCGTGTCTCCCCTTGCGGCCGTCGTTTACCGGTCTCCACTATGGACAGCTTCAGGTTCCGCTGTCAACCCCCTGTTGGCCCAGGTGCCGGGGTCCCATGGTGTCCAGTCCTTCGGGCCGGGACCGGTGACGAGACGCCAGCGCATCTCCGTACGGCGCGCACCCGCCCCGGGGACCACGCACACCGACACCGCGAGGCCGCCGTACACACGTCCCGCGACCCGGCGCAGCTCCGCCCGCTCAGTCGGCGCCGGGTACACGTCCAATCTGCCGTGCGTGCCCAACTTCACCTGGACCAGGATCACCGTGTTGTCCCCGATCGCGACCAGGTCGGCACAGCCCTTGGAGGCGGCCGAGCGGATCACGTCGTACCCCAGCTCTCCGAGCCGGTCGCGTACCAGGTTCTCGGCGCGCGCCCCGCGCCGGGCCTGGTTCACCACTGGAACTCCCTGGGGCCCGGGTGCGCCTCGTGCATGACTTCGGCGGGCACGATCACGGCCGCCTCGTCCGGCCCGACGGACAGGCCGAGTTCCTCCGCCACCGTCCGGGCCCACTGCTCCGAGGTGATCACCTTGCCGATGACGAGGAAGTCACCGCTCTTCAGCTCCTTCACGGCCGGGCACGAGTTCTCATGCAGGCACTGCGAGGTCTTCTCCATGGCTGTCTCCTCAGAATCCGTCGGGCGGCTGCGGGGTGAACGGCGGGTCCTGGAAGGCACTGGTGACGAACAGGTACACCACTGCGCCGCCCCCGTCCGCCGCGAGACACCCCTCCAAGGTCTGCCTGATGCCGTCCTTGAGTTCCTGCGGCGTGCGCGGATCGTCGTCCGGCCACGTCAGCTCGGTCATCATCTGGATACGTTTCACGGGTTCCCCTTCTGTGTCGTGGTCATGCTGTCAGGTGTAGAGCCCGGCCCAGGTCCGGGAGGTACGGATCTCGCCGCGTCCCGCCGTGAAGCGCACCGGCAGCGAGGCGCCCACAGGGGCCCACTCGCGGGACATGCAGTCGCGGACGATGCGGCCGATCTCCTGCGCGTCCGCCTCCGGCGCCTGCAAGACCACTTCATCGTGGACAATCACGAGCAAAAGGGGCAGGATGTCCGGCGCCTTGTGAGCCAGGGTGATGAGGCACTCGGCGATGACGTCCCGGGTGGTGGACTGGCCGATCATGGCGGGCGCCTGGGTGTACGACCGCCGGGGGTCGACCCGGAGCCGGCGCCCCCACCCGTTGGTGAGGAGCACCCCGGCGTCGCCCATCTCGCGCACTCTCTTCTGCCACGCGACCACGCCGGGGAAGGCGGAGGCCATGTAGCCGGTGACCGCGTACGCGGCCTGCGGTGTGACGCCGGGGGTGTTCTCGGCCATGCCCTTCGCCGACCGGCCGTACAACCAGCCCAGGTCCAGCGTCTTGGCGTACTTGCGCTCGACCCGGGACATGGCCGCGATCTCGGTGTGGATGTCCCTGTCGGGATCGTTGAGCAGCGCGATGAGCGCCGGGTCCTGCGCGTGGGCGGCGGCGCACCGGATGTCGACCTGGTCGGCGTCGATGCTCAACAGGACGTGGCCCTCGTCCGCCACGAGGAAGGCGCGCTCCGAGTCGGGGGTGCCTTTCTTCAGGACCGTGAGGCCCGGCTCCAGGACCGACCACCGGCCCGTCGACTGGAACGGCAGGAACTGGGGGTGCACACGGCCCTCGGGCGAGACGCAGCGCAGGACGTTGGCCGCGTTGTTCCTGATGCCGTTCATCTCCTGTACCGCTTCGATCACGGGCAGGCAGGCGTGGCCCGTGGTGCGCGCCCAGTCGGCGGCCGTCTCCAGGACCTCCTTCGCGAGGGAGAGGGAGCCGTCCTGATTGCGGGGCCAGGAGCTGACGTCGACGCCGAACGATGTGAGGGCGGACTCCAGGGCCACCTTGCCCTGCTTCGTGCGCTGAGGGGCCGCGTAGGGCTTCCCCTTGCCGTCGGTGAGGGGGAAGCCGAAGCGTTCGTGCAGCAGGGTGCGGCCGTCCTCGGCGCGCCGGGCCAGCTCGGCGGCGCGGGCGGTGAGGCCGGGCACGTCCACCTTGAAGCCGCTCAGGGTGGCACGCGCGGTGACGGTGGCCACCCATGCCTCGCGCTGCTCGTACGGGTCCCAGGGAATCGCCGCGTCCAGGCGGCACGTCAGGTCCAGGTCGGCGCGCAGGTAGTCGGCGTAGCGGGGGTCGGAGGCGGGGATGCGGTCCCAGCCGCCGTACTCCTTCGCCAGCTCCTTGCCCAGGTCGGACTTGCGGGCGTCACCGAGGTAGCGCTCCGCCAGTGCGTCCATCGAGTAGCTCTTGAAGCCGGGGCCGGACGAGGTCTCGTACGTGGTGGGCGGGTCGTGCTGGAAGGCGGCGACCCGCAGGTCCCGGCTGAACGGGATCGTCGTCTCCACCGGGATGCCGCAGTGCCGGTCCAGGGCGGGGAAGTCGAAGAAGTGGCCGTTGACGGTGACGTAGGGCTGGCGGCCGAAGAAGTACTGCTGACGGTACACATCACCGTCCACACCCAGGAGGCGGACGTACGCGGGGTCCGGGGCCGATGTGTACAGGCGGTCGGCTGAGCCGGTCTCGATGTCGAGCGGGATGAAGGCGGGGCGGTCATCCACGGCGGCGCCGGATCTGTGCGACCGCCTCGCGCAGCCGCTCGCGGCCCTCGGGCGTGGAGCGGACCTGGCGGAGGGCAAGGGCGAGAGCGGTGCGCAGGCCGGTGCCGGCGGTGGGCCGTTCGTCGAGGACGTGGGCGACCGCCTCGGCGAGCTCCCACTCCTCTGCGGAGAGCCGGACGGACCGGCTTTCGCGGGAGGTGTGATCGTTGTCCATGCCTGCATCGTAGCACGTGTCACGTCGCACGGGTCCAGAGGTAACGCCCGTTTCGATGTCGAGTGGGGTGAATGGCAACTGATTGTCCATCAGTGTCGGTTTCCCTTTCTGTTACCCATGGGTAACTTATAGCTGATCATGAATCTGACCTGCGGGTTATGCGTGTTACGGGAGTTCCCGGTTCCCCACGTGTAGGGATCTCTCTAGGGGTTTAATCGGTACTTGCCGTAACACGCATAACCGGAGACCTGCCTCCGCTTAGAATGGGGTCAATCCGTTGGATACAGAACCGTTCGGGGCAGAAGGGGCGATACGGACGCCGAACCACATGCGCTTGGCCGTGCCGTTGACCTTGGCCACCGCGAAGTGGACGTTGCGGGCCAATACCTGGTCGTGGGCGGCGAACCGTGAACTGAACGTCTTCTGGGCCCACGGCTTGTGCCCCGTCGGGTGCAGCCACTGACTGAAGGCGTTGAACAGGTCCGTGGTGGGCACCGACCCATCGGGGTCGACGATGAGCGCCTCCTCCAGGAAGGACATGATCAGGTCTCCCTCGCGGCGCCACGCGAGCGTGTCCGCCACGATCCGCTCCGGATGGGGGGGCAGCACCTTCCCCGCCTCATACCACCGCACAGCCCCCGCCACGGCCCACGCGAGGACCGCCCGTGGCGGCCCCGGGTCGAGCTTGCAGCGGTCCCGCAGCGCGGGGTCCCCCAGCCGGTCCGTCTCCGACACCACGTCCCCGGGCCGGGACCGGAAGGTGTACGGGAACCTGAGCATGGCCAGCCGGCGCCACGTGGCGTGGTCCGTCTCCGCCACGGCGGGCGCGAAGTTGGTGTTCACGAACAGCGAGTGCGTGGCGTCGAAGGTGACCGGGTCCTGGCGGATGCGCCGGGCCGTGATCTGCGGCGTGCCCACGGTCTTCTTCAGTTGCTGCACGTTGAGCTGGCGCGCCTCCGGCGTCTCTTCCATGAGCGCCAGACGGGCCCCCCGCAGGTCCATCATCTCGGTGGGGTGCTGGTCCACGTTGCCGAGGATCACCCGGTCGGAGAGCTGGACCTGGTAGTCGCCCGCCGCCCGTGCGATCGGGACCGCCAGCGTGGACTTGCCGTTCTCGCCGCCGCCCTGTTGCACCAGCATCACGTCGTCGGGCGTCATGTATCCCGTGAACGCCTGCCCGATCCGGAGCTGGTACCACGGCACCACGTCATCGGGCAGCGCCCGCAGTGCCTGCCGGAAATCCGGGTCGTCCACCGCCGACGGGTCGTACTCGGCCCCCGTCACCTTGGTCATGCGGTACTCGGGGTCGGGGTCGAGCAGCTCCCCGGTGCGCAGGTCGACCACGCCGTTCGGGGTGTTCAGCAGATCCGGGTGGCGGTCGAACTCGGACGCCAGCGCATGGAGCGGGCCCTTGGCCAGGGACGCCAGCGCGCGGATGCGGCCAGCCGTGAGGACCTGCTTCCACCCGTTGATGCGTGCCTCCACCTCCCGGCTGTGGTCGTGCTTGTATTCCTCCAGCACGTCCTCCCAGTGGCCCTTGGCCCACAGACGGACCTCTTCGACGATCAGGGAATCGTCCGTCTGCACCCACCGGCATCCGTCGTAGCGCATCCAGCCCAGCCCCTGGGCGTACAGGAACCGGCCTTCCAGCGCCTCGGAACACACGGCGTCGGTGAGGAACGCCTCGGTGAGGGTGGCGTCCTTGGAGCCGGTGTCGCGGGGCGCCGACTCGGACGCCGCCGCATACAGCGCAGGGAGCGTGCCGCCCGCTGCGAAGTAGTCGTCCACCCCCTTGACCGGAACGCCACCGACCTCGGCGGGGACGACCAGGTAGTGGGCGGTTGCGCCACGGGACCTGAGCCAGCCGACCAGCCGCATCATGGCGGCGCGCACCTTCGGGTTGGTGACCGCGTCCGAGTCGAAGCACACGGCCACCGGGCGCCCGCGCAGGGGCACGTCCTCCCAGTCCCCGAGTGCTCCCGCCTGATTGCGCCAGTTCCACACACCGGTGAGGGACACCGCCGCCAGGCCGAGCGAGGCCAGGGCGTCAGCCTTCTTCTCCCCCTCCGTGACCCAGAGCGGGAGGGCGGCGTCGTCCACTCGCTCCGTGCACGCGGGATGGACACCCACCCGCAGGTTCATGCCCTTGGGGCTGACGTACTTGGGGGTCTTCCCCGTGCTGGGGTGCGGCTGCGGGACTGCCGGCTTGAACTGGAGACCGATGTACTCGCCGGTCCTCACGCGGTACCGGGGGATCGCCAGGCCCGGGAAGGCCGAGTCGTCGCGGACCGCCCAGGCAGGGATGCCCGAGTCCTTCAGCCATTCACGGTGCTCGGGCCCGACGGTGGCGTACCGGCGCGACTCGACCAGCTCGGAGTTGATGCACGACCCGGTGAGTTCAGCCTCGTGCTGAGGCTGGAGGCGGCTCAACGGTCACCCGCCGTGCGCTCGGCCTTGATGCGCTCGGTGATCTCACGGAGTTTCTCGTGGCCGTGCCAGAGGAAGTTGTACCCACAGGTGTACCCGTCGCCTCCGATGCACACCACCCACTCGCCGGGCTGGGGCTCCGTTCCTTCGGGGTGGTGGTTTCCCCAGACGAAGGGGTGCCCGCCCTGAGGGCACCGGGCGTTGCCGGAATCCCCGGTGGCCCCGTCGACGATCACCGCAGTCTCAGCCAGAACGAGGGCACGCCGCAGTCCGGCTCCGGCTCCCCGCTCCCGGTGGAGTTCAGCCAGTGCTTCGGCAAGGACCCATTCGTCTTCGTCCAGGCGGACGCTGCGCGATTCCCTGGGAAGGTTGTTGCTGGAGTTCATGAGGCGAACGTAGCACACACGAAATAAAATGTGCTACGTTCGCCTCACACCAACGACGACACGGAGGACCACATCATGACCGACGACAACCGCTGCTCCGCCACCGCCCCCGAGCGGGGCGCCTGGTGCACGCTCCCGACCGGCCACCGTCTGCCGCACCGGGGTGAGGGTTGTATGTGGCTGGAACCGGAGAACACCCCTGCGTGCCCGGCTCTGCGCATGCCGCAGGGTGCCCAGTGCACGCTCCCGGTCGGTCACAGGCTGCCGCACCGGGACGGCTTCGCGATGGAGTGGCCGCTCCCCTTCGACGGGAAGGACGAGCCCCGCCGGTGCGCCGCGTTCTCCCACGGCGCCGACGGGGGCCGGTGCATCTTCGACGCGGGTCACGAGCACCCGCACCGGGACGAGAGGGACACCGAGTGGCAGAAACAGCGCTGGCACTACGACGACACGGCCGCCTCCAAAGGCCTCCTGGGGCGGCTGCGGGACCTCAACGACAGCTTGGACAAGGTCTGTAAGCTGGTCTCCCGGGCGCAGGACGTGTGCGGCGCCACGCACACGCCTGACGACGTGACCTATGTCTGCTCGCGCCGGTCCGGCCACGGGGGCGCTCACCTGGACGACGCCCAGGACGAGTGGTGGATGCCGGTCGGGGGTGCGCAGCCGGGGTCCGAGAAGCCGGTGGCCGGGCTGGATGTGTGCGGCCGTAAGGCGGGTGGTGACTACGACATCACGTGCACCGAGTCGAACGGCCACGACATGCCGCACAAGGACAAGCTGACCGGTCTGACGTGGGACCCGGAGCCGACGGCCGAGTGCGGTCACCGCACCACGTTGGGCGGCTACCGGTTCCGGTGCTCCCGGTTCGCAGGCCACAACGAACACCACGCGGACAGGCGGTTCAACGTGTCGTGGACCGAGAACGAGGGTCTGCCGAGTCTGTGCACGTGGCCCTGCGCGCTGCCCATGGACCACGACGGGGAGTGCGAGTCCCGCACCTGACCCTGGACACACCACAGCCCCAGCGCCGAAGGATGACGCTGGGGCTGTGGTGTGCTCGGACCTGCCGTCGGCCCCACGCTATCAGCGTGATGTGGTCTCGCGGTCCTTGCTCCCCCGCCGGTTCCAGTGGGCCCACTTGGTCCGGGCCGCCTGTTCCATCTCGCCGGCGTCGAAGACCACCCCGAGCTGAGGGTGGAGGTACCGCTTCACCTTGCCGGACGCCGCCCACCGGGTCAGCGTGCGCACCGTGGTCCCCGCCAGGGAGGCCGCAGTCCCGCGGTCGACCACGGACATGCCACGCGGCGGGGGGTCCAGGGGTGCCGTCACGCGGCCGTCCCCGGCCCGTGTCGCTCGTCGTGTCATGGGATCACGGTACCCCGGGGGTCGGGTGTGTGGACAGCTTGAGATTGTGAAGTTGTCCATATACGCTGTCCCCATGAAGCGATTTCTCTACCCCACCCCGACGCAGATCCAAATCCCGCTGGTGTGGTCCCGGCACGGACCGGAAGCCCTGGACCGCCGCTACGAGGGCAGGCGTGCGGAGACGCGGGTGTACCTGAACCAGCTGATCAGGCGCCTCGGCCTGGACCCCTCGTACGTGGCCCTGGCGGGTGAGGTCAGGCGTCAGCCGTTCGGGCTCCTGGACCCGGAGCTGCTGAAGGCGCTGGTCACGGTGCTGCGCCTCTACGGCTACATCCGCCGTGACCCGGACACGGACGAGTGGGCCCCCGTCCCGCTCACCGGCACCCAGTTGCATGCCGTGCGGCTCTACGCCACGGGCCTGACCCAGGGCCAGATCGCCGACACGCTGCACGTGAACCGGTCCTGCGTGTCGGCCCGCATGTTGCGGATCATGCGGATGACCAGCGCCCGCACCGTGCCCCAGGCCCTCATGCGGGTGCACGACATGGGATGGCTGCCGGACCGGGTGGAGCGCGAGTTCCTGCGGCGCCGGAACATCAGGGGATTCCCGTACATGCTCAACGACAAGGGGGAGTCGGCATGACACGCGAAGAGCACATCACCGCGATCCGCGATGCGGTGGCGGCGGCGCAGCGCGACGGGTTCGTGGTCGGGATCGAGAACGACTGCTGCGGGTGCAGTGGCATGAAGCTGGTGGCGGCTGACGACTGGGACGACCCGACGCACGTGATCGTCGACTCGAACGGTGAGGTGCCGGCGTGAAGGCGTACCGCAGGGGACTGCACCCGAGGGCCGTGGTGCGGGCCCGGTCCCAGGTCATGCGCCACCGGGCGGAGACGGGGCCGGCGCTGCCGCCGGAGCCCCGGACCGAGTTGGAGCGCCTGGCGTTGTGGCACCTCCGCCACCGGGACGCACTGAAGAAGCCGCTGGTATGGGGGCCGCCGTGGGTGTGAGGACGCTGTACCGCCTCGTCTGCGACACGGACGACTGCGGCGCCGTGGGGGAGGTCCAGCTCAGTCCCACGAGGGCCATGCAGGCGGGATGGGACACGGGCTGGGCCCCGTGCGGCGACGGTCAGTGGCTGTGTCCGCCGTGCCTGAAGGCGGAGGAACGATGATCCGACCCGAGTACACAGTGCAGTGTGACGGTCCCTGCGGTGAGTACCTCATGGAGTACGACGGGCGGGGCTAACCCCCGTGCCAGGTAGCTCGGGT